ACCCTGGGGCCACTGCCCCTCAAGCCAATTATGATATCGCTATAACTGAAGGCGGTGGGGCAGACCTCTTGCTGGGGGTGGGTGCGAACAGGCATACATCAAGTTCCGAGGTAGCGGTTATTGAAAGCAATGGGGCGCATGGAGTATATGCAGGAACAGACACGCTCACGGTAGCTATTAGCAACAACAACGTGAACTCAGCGGGTATCACGATCAAGATTTACTATACAGAAGGTGTGTGAATGTCCTGGGAGCAATTACAAGCGATATTGCAGGAAAACCGTCAGACAGGGAATACTGCAGATATCACGCCTCCTGTGGCTTGTCCTATTGATGGGTCTATCCTAGAGATAGGGCCACGAGGCATAAGGAATTGTCCCCTGGGTAATTTTAGGTGGGCGGGGTAGGGCTTTAGTCCTCCTTTAGCCCAGCCCCGCCCACTACAATTGAATAAGCGGACACCAACCTTCTAGAAAGCAAGGAGGCAGAGAGTGTCAAACTGGTATACTTCACGTGAAGCCGTAAAGCGTGCAGGTAAGATCAACGGTGTATTATCTGATGTGCAGATTGACCGCATCATAGAATCGGTCAGTCGGCAACTCGACCTATCCACACGTAGGTTCTTTCTACCTCGCACGGAAACCAGATTATACCGCTGGCCTCCAACGCAGACATCCTTGCTGACCGTTCTTTGGCTCGATCAGGACTTGCTATCAGTGACTACGCTGAAGAGCGAGGCGCAGAACACAAGCCCGACCACAATATCCTCCAGCGACTTCTTCCTTGAGCCGAACAACCAGGGGCCACCCTATGACCGCATAGAGATTGATCTATCCAGCACGGCTGCGTATCAGTCGGGAGATACACCCCAGCGGTCTATCAGTGTTGAAGGATCATGGGGATATACCAGCAATACCCGCTCTGGAGGCACTGTTGCCAGCGGCCTAGACTCTGACGCAACCGCTACGACGATGGTCTGCTCCAATGCAAGTCGCATCGGAGTAGGCGATACCTTGCTTATACAAAGTGAGCAGGTGTTCGTAAGCGAGAGAGACTTTGCCGCCCTTGATTCTAAGCTGACTGATGGGGTGCTGACTGCTAATCAATCAGAGGTTACCGTCACCGTGGATAGCAGTCACGGCATAGTTGCTGGTGAAGTCATCCGAGTAGAGTCTGAGCAGATGTATGTGGTGGCTGTAGCTACCAACGATCTGACGGTAATACGTGCCTATAACGGCTCTGTTCTAGCCGCTCACAGTAATAATACGGCTGTACACATAAACCGCACTCTAACAATAGAGCGTGGAGTAAATGGCACAACGGCTGCTACCCATGCTGACGCAACGTCTATCACCCCATACGAGCCACCTCTGGATATCCAGAGTCTTTGCATAGGGGAAACGCTGGCTATGTTTGCCCAGGAGGAGGCGCAGTGGGGTAGAGCGGTTGGCCCTGGTGACGCATCGAGGGATTTCACAACGCTTGATCTGGCTGCCCGAAAGCACAGGACAGTTGAATACTACAGCCGAGTCAGGATGGCAGTCGTATGAGTCCCAGACCTGGCATTGATGTGGAAATCTCTGGCCCACTATTCAAGAAGGGCGCAAAGATTACCAGAGACGGCATGGAAGATGCTGTACAAGAACTTATGGAACTTGGCGAACAGCGACTAGATGATCTGTTGCGCCCATCACCAGGCAAGTTCAAGTCATCCGCTGATGCACGACCTGGAATGGCATCGAAGGGTCATTACAGGAGGAACGTTAGCGGAGAAGTTCAGGGGCTTAGAGGTCGCATAGATGATGGAGGGGTTATATACGGCCCCTGGCTGGAAGGGACGAGTGACCGTAATAAAACAACAAGATTCAAAGGGTATGGCACATTCCGTCAAGTAGGCCAAGAACTAGAGAAGAAGAGCGATGATATTCTTAATAAGCATATCAAGAGAACCGTAAAAAGACTTAGCGGGAAGTCTGCGTCTTTTGGATTGGAGCGTACGTAATGGCGTTTGCAATCAAGACCACTCTTGAGTCTGTGCAGGGGTATCTTGCAGCGTCAGGGTATTTTCACGATGTGCAGATCGGGGAGCCTAAGCAGCCTCCAGCGGGGAGACTCGCTGCGGCAATCTATATGTCTGCGGTTAATGTTGTTTTGGTCTTTGCCAATGGAGGAACTAGGGAGAACCACCAAGTCATGGTGCGCATGTATCTCAACATGCTGTCTCAGCCAGAGGCTGATATTGAGACGCAGATGGCTGAAGTAGTGTCGAAGGTCACCAGTGACCTGATTGGAGATGCAGACCAGAGGGGAACGGTTATGAGTATTGACGTAGCTGGTATGCACGGCCCATCTTTGAATATCAGGTGGGGGCATGTTGACGTAGGAGGCACGATGTACAGGGTAGCGGACATGATGTTGCCGTTTATTGTCGATGACTCAAGTACGGTGTCGGCATGAGTTATATCGTAAAGAACCCCAATGGAATTGACTCAAGGGTTGTTATTATTTCATGGCGGCCTCCAGGTAAGCCAGAGGAAGCCAAGGATTGGTACGAAGGTGATATATTTGAGGCTCCTGGTGGTATGGATATGGCAGATGTGACGGATTGGCTAGAGACAGGCTTTATTGAGGAGGCATAGGAATGGCTAAGTCGGCAGGATTAGCGCAGCAAATTTTCGTACAGGGATATGACCTGTCTGGAGATGTATCGGCAATCAACAACGCATCCTCTCCAAGAGGGGTATTGGATGTTCCAGGAATCAACGCATCTGCCATGGATCGGGTAATGCCGAGGACAGATGGAGCGATAAATTATAACTCGTGGTTTAACGATGCTGCATTGGCAGAGCATGTGATCCTATCCAGCTTACCCACTACAGACTCCCTTGTTCTTTGGGCATTGGGAGGATCAAGAGGAGATACGGCAGCGATGCTGGTATCGAAGCAATTGGACTATGCGTTGTCTAAAGGTGCAGACGGTTCATTAGCTGCCACTGTAGACGCACAAGGAAACGGTGAGCCTCTTGAATGGGGGGTTATGCTAACGGCTGGAAAGATAACTCATAGCAGTGCTACCGCATCAGGTAGTGGTACTAGCTACGATCAGGGAGCCGCTACATCCAGTGGTGCTGTAGGTATGTTGCACATCATGGATATCAACTCTGGCTCACCTACCATAGCTATTCAAGATAGTGCGAACAATTCCAGCTTCACATCCATTATTGGGTTCAGCACAGTAGCAGACGGTGCAGAACCAACGGCAGAGCGGGTAAGTATGACAGGCAATGTTAGGCGGTATATCTCTGTCGTTTCAACAGGTACATTCAGCAATTGCGTTTTTGCGGTAGCTATTAGGGTTGGAACGGCACAAGACGATGTGGCGTATACGTAATTATGAATGAGCGTTACTCAATCAAAGCACCTGTAGCCACTCACTGGCAACGTGCTACGTGCGAGGAGGTGGCCTGTAAGAAGAACATTATGGGATGGGCAACGCATTGCAATACAGGTACAGAATTAGGAAAGATGCAGGTTGAGTATATCAGGGCTGGGAAAACTGAAAGACGGTTTACCGAAAGAATGGATGTTGAGGGTGTTATCATCTTCAGCTTCAGCCCTGGGCAACAGTGCTTCACAAACCATATCAAGAAGATACAGGAGAAGGGGCATCTGTTGTTAAAAGAGTCGGGAGGCCAGCGTCAGATAATGGAACCAGAACGCTGGATGTGGGATTTCAACGAATCAATGGAAAGAAGTAATAGGAGGTAATCATGGCGAAAGAAGCACCTACGCTTACAGTAGCAGTGGATGATTCTAGTGGATCAGCAAGGTCAATCGAGAATGATATAACGAATCTCGATTTCGGTACGCCAAGGGGTGTACAGGATGTAACAGGGGTAAATAAGTCAGCTATGGAACGGCTCTTGCTCTTGGCTGATTTCTCTATCACGCTCAATGGCGTTTTTAACGATGCGTCTAACTTGAGCCACGCTGTATTCGCAACTGTTCCCAGCACGAGCGTAGCGAGGACTGTAACGCTTGTTATGTCTGGGCAAACCCTACCCAACGAAACGTTCTTTACAGACTACTCGCTCAGTAGGTCTGCTAGCGGTGAACTTACGTGGACAGCACCAGGTGTATTGACAGGTGGAGTTGTGCCAACTTGGGCATAGCGTAGAGGGCTATCTGGTGTGCTGGGCTGGGTAAGTTACCCCTTCACACCTAGGGGGGCCGATTACGGCCCCTTAATGCCCTTCAACAACGAAAGGAGGAGATATGGGTTCGGGACGATTTAGATTACCCATGCGGGATGCCAAGATAATCTTTGAGGAAGGTACGACGTTTGCAGGGGCAGAGGTTAAGTGTCGGCTGGACGTAGAGATTGGTATGGTTACTGATATCCAGGACTTGATAGAGTCCAGCAAACATGCCCACGCCTATGAAGTATTTGGTGATGGAGTTCTCATTGAGTGGAATCTTGAAGACCAAAAAGGCAACGCACTTCCAGCCAATGGAAAAGGTATGAAGCGGGTAACGGCTGGATTCGCCGAAGCCCTTATGACCAACTGGATGGAGGCTGTTACACAGGTGGATACCCCTTTAGACTTGCTATCCAAAAATGGCAGCATGTCGGAGGAGCCGTCGGGCGTGATGGTGTAACTGTCAGAGAACCTTGGCCCTTGCAAAAAGCCAAGTTGATTGACCGTATATGTCAGAGGTATAGCTGTCTTCCATCTCAGCTATTAAACGAAGACATATATATGATCCAGATGATTAACATATTGTCTGCAGCGGGAGAACTGAATGGGGATCAAGGCGGGAATAAATCCATGGAAGGCGCAGGAGATATTGAGGCTAGTTTAGCGAATACCTCATTCTAGATAATCATGGCAAACGAAGTTGAAATTCGGGTAACAGCCGATACGAAGAAGGCAGAGCGTGGCCTTCAAGGCTTGCGTGGTTCACTAGACAGATTCAGTAGGCAAGCGAGGGTTGCAGGTGCTGCACTTACAGCGTTTGGTGTTGTTGGTGCTGTCGGGTTAAAGAAGCTAGTTGACTCTGCCAAAGAGCAGGAAATCGGAATCAATAAGCTCAATCAGGCTTTGCGAAATGTGGGTCAAACCTATGCTAGCAATCAAACAGCCATTGAAGGGGTTATAGATTCGATCCAGCGAAAGACTAATTTCGGAGATGAGGAACAAAGAGAATCACTGCGAACTCTCATCACCATTGGAGGTAAATATGAGGGGTCGCTTGTAGCGTTAAAAGTCGCTACGGATATGGCGGCTGGTGCGAACATGTCACTGGAGGGGGCATCCCTCTTATTGGGGAAAGCAATAGCTGGCGAGACGAGTGCATTGAGTCGATATGGCATTAAGCTAGCCGAAGGAGCCACACAGACTGAGATAATGACTGCACTCACAAAGCAGTTTGGTGGGATGGCAGAAGCAGCCGCTGACCCCTTGACACAGCTAGGAAACAGGATGGGTGATGTTGGGCAGAAAGTTGGAGAGTTCTTTATTCCCCTTGTAGATAAAGCCGCAATTGGCATGGAAAAACTCGCAACGAAACTAACCGAAGCCGACCCTGCTATGGTTAGAATGGTTGCTCTCTTTGCAGGACTCAGTGTTGGTCTTGCATTGACGGTAGGGCCGCTACTTCTGATGGTAGGTTTCCTTCCTTTCATTGCCAAAGGTTTTGCGTTCCTGGGTTTGGCTTTAATCCCTGTAGCAAAGGCGTTGTTGTCGGT